GCCTCAACCACGGTCTTTGCGTCGATCTCTCCACGGAAGGCCAGCAGTCGAATCGCACCGCGAGCCACGCCCAACTTCTGGGCGATCACGTCAGCGACGAAAGGCAACTGCTCCAGAACGGCGCGGAGTTCGTCGCCACGCAACGAGTTCGACGCAAGACCCTGGCTCAACTGGATCAGGCCGTTCGCGGCTTCGCGGACACCGGCACCGGACAGGATGACGGCCTGATTCAGCGCCTTCGTGACAGTGAGCACGTCCTTCTGCTCGATCCCCAACTGCCGAGTGTTCAGCGCGATACGCGCGTACAACTCGCCGGTGGCTTCGAGGGAGGAGAAGGTTTCAGTGGCGATGTCGGTCAACTCGCGCGTGACAGCCAGCCGCGAACGCTCAGAGTCAGTCACGATCTTCAGACGATTCTGGAGTGTCTGGAAGGCATCGGAAAGTCGAACGTACTCACGCACCGCCGCGCCGACGCCGACCGCTGCGAGAGCCGTCTTCAGCAGCCCGAGGGCGCGGTCGGCAGCGGTCGCTTCGCGCGCAATCCCCTTGATGCCAGAAGCGGCTTGCTTCGAGCCAGTCTCAGAGATCACAATGCGAATGGTCTGCGTTGCCATGAGTTACAGTTTGATCCGCGTCTCGTTCAAGGTCTTGATGCCTGCGGCCACGCCCATCTGGACGAACATGGCCGGGGCCTGCGCCGACGTTCCAGCGTTCAGGGGCTGGATATGCTCGACGTTGTTCTGGATGATGATGCTCTGCCCAGGCTGGCGGGCTGCAATGGCTCCCGCGAGCCGAGCCTTGGCCCCCGCCGCGTTCGCCGTCTCTCCACGGCCCTGTCCTGCCCCCTTGGAGCCTTTCGGGTACTCCTGGTAGGGTGCGATAGTGCCTCGGATAGGGACGCCCAGGGAGGGGAGCCAGTTCGAGCGGGCCTCGCCGGTGTCCACCGGCGTGTCATCAATGAGACGGCCACCCACGGCGCGAGCCACGGCCTTCACGACGACATCAACCGCACGGGGGAGGTTGTCCGCAGTCTGACCCATCCTGCGTGCAAACTGGTTCAGGTTGAGGGCCACAGGACATCCTCCTCATCCACGCCGCTATCCGTTCATGCTCATCTGCCGATCCGTCGTTCTTGATTCGGTTAGCCCTTGACGAGATAACCGCCACGTTTCCTGGTACATACCCACGGGACGAGTCGATCCGATCGACGCTGTATGCCTGTGGATCGTTTGGTCGCTCTCCGGGCCGAAGTTCCACTCCAAGTATAGGGCAGTGGGTAGGGAGGGGCAATAGATCATCGACCGTGATAGTGAAAGCCCAGCCGCAGGCTTTGGCCCTACGGCGGGCTGCTTTCAGTGCCCACCTCTCGGGGTGTGCTGACCGTCGCGCAGATTCTCTTGATCGAATCAAGTCTCTGTTCAATCTGCGATAAACCTTCATCTGATTCGCGCGATCATCCGCCACCGATCTTTCCTCCCTTGGGCTTCTTGCTGGCCTTCAGGCTGCTTTCTTGCTGCTCGGCGGCGTGCTCCAGGTACGCACGGTCCAATGACCTGATGAGATACAAGAAGTCGGATCGGTCAGGTCCATGAAGACCTTCTCGGTCGCACCACTCCATGATCGCGGTCCAGGGTATCGGGCCGGGGCCGAATCCCAGAGCACGACAGGTTGTGAGTTCACAGAACGCTGCGTAGAAGTAGACCAGTCCCGGCCACAACGTCGGTGCGTTCTTCAGCCACGTTGGGGGAGGGCGATTCGTGGCGTAGCACTGATCTGCGATCTTCCGCTCATGCTCGCCCCGCGTGAGCGCGTAGATCAGGCACTCCTTCAGTTTCCCGAGGCTTCCTCCAGGACCGCGACGCGGTACCGCTCGAACTTCGACGCCTCAGCCTCAGCCTGGGCCAGAAGTTCGGGGTACTCCTCGAACAGCAGGAGGCAGGCGTCCGGCGAGTAGGGCATCGGCTGGCCGTTCTTGGTCGGACCTTCCCAGTCCACGACGATCTGCTCGACGAAGACGCGGCGTCCGATCTCGTTGATCTTGGTGGCCAGGGTCGTCGGAATCTCCGTCGCCTTCTTGTAGAGCGACAGCATCCGCTCGAACGGCTCCAGGCCCTTCCGCAGAGCCTCCTTGTACCGAGGATTCATCTGGGCATCGGCCAGGGCCATCTTCAGTTTGATGGTCACAGGCTCACGGTCAGCGCCGACGATCAGGAACTCAGTCCAGATGCCGTCGCGCACAAGAGCCGGATCAATCTTGCTACGTCCAAGTTCCATCTACGAACTCCTCTGTTTGGGGTCAAGGAGGGCGGGGCTACATACCCCGCCCTTCAGTTTCAGTTACCTCGATCAGCCAGCCGCGTTGGGCAGATAGTCGAAGAAGACCATCAGCGCCGTGTGATTCAGGTTCGGGTCGATCTTCGCACCCGTGGCAGCCTGCGGCTCCAGGGGGATTCGCACCGGCTCATCCTGCTCGACATCGAGCAGGCCACCGCCCAGGGAGAGCAGCGGAAGATCGAGCACGATGCCCGCGTTCTGCTTCACCTGGATGATGTCCAGCGTGATGTCGGCGTTGTTCTGCACCGCCTGCACAGAGGCCACGTCGCCGAAGTACGCGGTGATCTCACCGCCCACCTCGAACGTGCCAGCCGTCACCTCGAACGCGCCGAAGACGCCGATGGCGTTGTTGGGCGAGTTGTTGTTGTTCACGTTGACCGTGATCTCCTCGCTGTAGGTGAACAGCGGAGTGGTGAAGGCGCTGGTGGCGCTGACCGGACGCAGCGAGACGCGGCTGATGTCCGAGGAGGTGTTGAACATATCCGCCTCGGTCACAGCCACGCGAACCACGCCGCTGATCTTCGAGAGCAGGGTGTTCGCACCACTGACCACCTCGTTGATGGCGTTGGGACGGAGGCCGACGAAGGCCAGATCGCAGGTCAACTTGTCGGCGGCGCTGTAGTTGAACGTGAACTCGTTCGGAACGGCACCGATGACGTACTCGGCCTGCTCCAGCGTGGGCTGGGCCGGATCGCTGACGCCGAGGGTGCGCTCCAGCGTGTACGAACGCCGCACGATGCTCGTGCCGACTTCGTTCTTCAGGACGCGGCCCTTGAAGAGTTGGATCGTCTTCGTGGCCCCGGTGTCCGTGACCATGAGCGCCTGGGTCTTGTCGAAGGTGATTCGCGTGCTGGTCACGCTGCGGACGCGAGCGAAGCCGTTGTTGCCAGCCTGCGCGAACTGCGTGGGGGCCGAGTCGCCGCCGACGAAGACCCACTCGCCGGGGATCAGACCGAGTTGCGTGAAGTCCTTCGAGCCACTGGCGCGGTTGAGGTACGGATAGGCGGAGCCGCTGTTGACGATCTCCACCTCGCCAGCGCCGAACTGGAAGCCGACAGCGACCAACTTGACGTTGGCGGTGGGGCCTTCATCGGTGAGGTTCTGGCTGACCGTGACCTTGTTGCCCGTCGCGGTGGCGACGTTCTTCAGACCGTTGTTCGAGGCAATCGAGCAGCCCGTCACGAAGATCAGATCGCCCGCGAAGTAGCCGGTGTGAATGCCGGTCGCGCCGTAGGAGTCGTCCGAGGTGAGCACGGTCACGCTGCCGGTGAACTCCTGCTTGCGCCGGAGGTTGGCGAAGAAGAAGCCCTGGAGCATGTCCTGCATGTTCTCCTGGGTCAGGTCGGTGTCCCAACCCGCCGAGGCTTCGACGTTGACCGGGCTGCCCTTCTTGCGCTGGCGACCGGGGTTGATCGGATTGCGGGCGACCGTGGTGAGGTTGCCGCCGAAGTCCGCGTAGGAGTTCGGCTCCAACTCAACCCAGCGCTGGTTCGCGGGGGTGGGGTCCAGCACGCCGAGGGTGAGTTCCTGGGCATAGCGGAGGCCGGTGATGTTCGAGTCAATCTTGACGGACGTTGCCATGCTGGTTCACTCCTTCAGCGAATGAGATCGTACTGGAAGTCTACGAGGCAGTTGGTCAGAAACCAAGCGCCGTCCTTGCCAACTTCGACGCGGCGCGCCGACCGGAACTGTACGCCGCTCGGCGTTGCTCCGCCAGTGCGGAAAGCGTCCAGGATGACATCGCCCAGGGGGTCGGCCAACTTCTGGCCGTCGCCCAGGGGCGTGAACATCTGGATGAACAGGATGCCGCTCTGCTCGTGGCGGCGCTTGCCGTTGATGCTGCCCAGACTGACCTGGGCACCTTCGGCGTGCCGGACGCCCACGCGGAGCCAGGGCTTGCCGGAAGGCACCACCGGGTCCGGGGCGGGCGTCTGCTCGCCCTTGGGCTGATCGGCCGCGGCGTCATCGTACACCACCGCAATGCCTGCGTGCGTAGAAGCGTCCAGCGCCATCTTCAGGCGGGTCAAAATCTCGTCGCGGGCAGTGGCAGTGTTCGCAGCGGGCATGTTACTGTCGCACCTGGAAGTCGTACAGAATGGCGGTCGTGCCGGGCTTCAAGCAGTTCCCCTTGGCAAGGCTATACACCCGCCCCTCGTCAAGCAAGGAGTCAGCACCCTTCAGGTCGATTGGGGTAGGAGCCGTCGCGTGAGGCTTGGCTGCAATCAACAGGCGCTGGGAGTCACGACGAGTCTGGTCCTCGGCTACCTCTTCCTCAGTCCAGTCGATCACCACGCCCACCGCGTCAACGTCGAACTCGTAGCCGTCCGGCGCGGTAGGATCGGGTCCACGCCAGGGCTTCGTAGTGTCCTCGGGAGTCCGCGAGAGTTTGCGCACCTTCATTGCCCGCCCGTGCTTGGCGATGAGTCGTTGAGCGGTGTTGGCGTACTTGTCGTGGATCGCCATGTTACGCTCGGATGGTGCGGCCCGACTTGCTGCCAGTCAGGAACGGCTCGATCAGGGCATCGGCGGCGGGATACGCCGGGATCGCCCAGTTGGTGCTGAGGGTGGTGGGATCGGCGTACTGCGCCGACTCTTCGATGGGGCCGACCCGCTCACTCTTCCCAATCACCGCACCCGTTGCGGCGATTGCGTCGCCATTCGCCGCTTCACGCTCGAACGGCACCGGGCCGTCCGGGGCGAGATCAGCGTACTTGCTG